AGACCGGCAAATGCAAACTCGGTGCCGTTCTTGCCGCGTATGCTGGCCTGCGTGATCTCGTAGAACGACAGCAGGCCAAGTGCTTCGATCTGATCACAGAGCAGCTTGTGCACGCTGTCTTTGATGCTGGTCTGATATTCCCGAGCACACAGGATTCGCATCGGTGATCGAGCGCCGAGGATCAATAACGCCCTGGCAATGCCCCAGCTCTTAGCACCGCCGCGGCCACCGTAGGCGACTTTGTATCGGGCTGGCTTAAACAGGAATTCCAGCTTTTCGGGGAATTCTGCCTTTGCGATTATTTCTTTAGGCTTCAGCATCGTTTTTGACAAACGATACTTGAATGCCCGACAGCAGCGGTGCGCCGTCTTGACCTGTCAGCTCTTGCTTGACGGTTTCGGACCAGCGCATCTGCGCCTTAGTCCACCAGATCATTGCCGTGGTGTCGCCGGCCTGCGCTTTGTTGAATAGCGTATCAGCAATGCGAGCCGATGCCTGCGCCTTACCCATCTGCAGATCGTCTGGATAGTGCTTTCGCAGCGTCACATCGCTGATGCCGATCAGCGCCCCAATCTGCTCGTGCGGCAGTCCAAGACCAGACATTTCGCGCACGCGTTTGCGCGTTTCTTCGGTCGGTCTGTGTGGTTTATTGGGCATTTTCTTTTATTGGGGCAAGTTTCACCGCTTGTTCCGCTTAGAAATAGCCGCGGCTTTGCTCTTAGCATCAGCCTTAGAGCTGGCGCCCCATGCTTCCAAACTCAACAGCAAACGCGTCGGCTTGCCGTCTGGCTTGCGTTCAGGACCAGGCATATTTCCCATGCGTGCAAGAAAGCTCGCACGCCGAGGATTATCACCAGCCTTGACAGGCGGCTTCAATGTGCCGCCGGTTTCAGCGTGATAGCTGGCGCGGCCTTTTGCGTTCAGGCCACCGGCAGGATTCTTTCCGGCTTTCTTCGTCCAGGCTGCGCTCATCGTTTCTTCTTCGCCGCTTCGCGTTTGACAGAGTAAGCAATCGCCACGGCCTGTTTAATGGGTTTTCCGGCTTTCACTTCTGCCTTGATATTTTTTTCAAACGCTTTCGGGCTGGTCGATTTCTTCAGCGGCATCTGGCTCTCTCATTTTGTTAATCAACATATTGTAAGCTGCGATCGTCGCTTGAGCTTGAATCGCAAAGACGTTAGCCTTTTGCAATTCAGCTTCAAGCGATTTGATCTCTCCCTGCAGATACTCTGTGGTGATTGGCATTACGCAACCGTTGAAACCATGATGTAATAGGTTGTGCTGCCCGATTTAACGGGTATGCAATGCGTGACCACCGGACTGCCGACTTTTGCACGAAAAACGCCGGTTGCGCTCACTGCAGGCATCACTGCAAAGTTGCCCACTTCGCCAGTGCCGGAATTAGTCACGCGCAAAAATGATGCGTTGGACCAAGTGCCACCCGATGCAAAATCGGAATCCAGCTGCAGAGCCGCCAAAGTGCCGCCCGGATTGGTGGAGGAACCGCCGAGGGTTGCACGCAATGCGTTTGCAGCGCCCGAGATCGTTCCACTGCCGTCAATTGAGCAAGTAACGTGAGCGCCGTTGATGGTTCCAGCGGCGGCTGCGCCGGCACCAGTAACCACCGAGAAAGCACGCAAAGTTTCACCCGAGCCGGTGCTGGTAAAGGTCAGCTTGTTGTAAGACAGTCGAGTATCACCGCTGGTTGCGCTGGTTGATGCGTACGCACCATTGAGCACGCCAGAGCTGCTGATAGTAATCGGAACCGAGCTGCTACCGATTTGAACGGAAGTAAATGCTGGATCTGCGTATGCCACGCCTGTTGCAACTGAATTTGCCATGATTATTCCTTTATTTTTTCCAAAAGGGTTAAGAAACTACGACTGCACAAATATCCATTTCGGAGATTATCTGATAATCCTGACCGTCGATATTATGCGTCGGCCACTTCAGATAATCCCCGTTTCCATACTTAATAAAATCACCGACTGATATTTCGGTTGCTTTTGGTCCTGTCGCCACCACGGTGCCCTCGTTAAAAGGTTCCGTGTTTTTAACAATCAGCACGCTCGACAGCTGCCGCACCAGTGGCTTGACAACGACCTTGTTACCCATCGGCCGAATCATGCTGCCACCTTCGCCGTTGCCACCTTTACAGGCCGACCACGTTTACGCTGTGGGGGCGGCATCAATGTAATGGTTGTCGGCACACTGGTGTGGATCGGTTCCATGCCGGCGATACGGACAAATTCACCGCACCAGTCGGTTTCGTGCTTGTTCTGCATTAACGGGAACCGTCTGCAGTTTCCCATTATTTGATGATTTCTAAAAAATCGACAAAAGCTGCAATTTTCTATAATGTCAGATTCAGCCATTTCAATTTCTCCCAATTGCGATGGTTAGAAAGCCCGGCATCTTAGAAGTGTCGGGCTTTCGCTTACTGGCAGGATTTACGATCGTGGGTATAGCACATGCTCTCGCTGCGGCCGGTGTTGAATTGCTTGTCGGCGCCGGTTTTGTCTTGCATGCCCTGGGCAACACCGCCGCGCATCGGTTCGCTTTTGCTGCCGGTTTTGTCGGACGAGACTACGCCAGCCGGCATTTTTGCATTATTTCCGTAAGCCATGATGATTTCCTTTAATGAAGAAAACGAAGTTTGTAGAGGGTAGAGTTTATAAGCTCTGCAATATTGTCGACCAGCTGGACCAGCTCACTGTCTTGCGGCAAATGCTTGCGAGATTCTTCGACAAAATCTTTTAGGCCGGTCATGTATTTGACTGGTTCGTCAATCGGCAGATGATAGTCGGACGAATAATTGGTAATGAGTTCATACCGACCCTGATAGTTTTCGGCAAAGTCGTCCACTCGGTCAATGATCTTGGTGTAGTAATCAAACAATGCAGAGTGTGCAGAGAAACTATTGGTTTTGAGATGCAATAGATGTGCGTTGGTGCCGGAATGGAACAGCACCAAAACAAAATCAGCAACATCAGCAACATCAGCCATGCTGTGCCTTTCAAGGCAACGGCGACCGCCGGGAGAGCGCCCGCAACGCTCAAGCCGCCGTTTAGCGGGTAGGGATGCGCGTCACGGAGGAGATCAGCGCAACAGCAGATTAGTGCTTAAAAAGTGTGCTGTCAAGAGAGGTCGACCACGCGCTGCACGTAGCGCCCTTTCACATTTTTGCGCCAGCCGTGAACTTCAATTCGCACCCCAGCCTCGCGCACCCGGGCGATCGTTTCCGAGTCCATAACCTTTTTAACCCTGTTGGCCACGCCCTCGCTGGTGACCTGGACCGCCAGCACCTCGCCGCGCCGGATGGCCAGCAGATCGGCCCAGCCCCAGAGATCCTTACGCGTTCGGGTAAAGCTGTTCCACTTTTCGACCACTTCGACCAGGTAACCGAGTTCGCGGAGAGCTGCCAGACTGCGTTGGGTTGGTGTCATGTGATTTGCCTATTTTTTAATCAATAAAAACTGCGCTTGTTCCACTTCTTGTTCCACCTATAGGAAACAAAGGATGGAACAAATCCATCCTTTTTTGTTCTAAACCCATATGGTTTGTTCCGCACTTTTTTCTGGAACAAAACAGCACTAAACATTTGAAACTATTACATTTTACTGAATTTCCATTTTGGAACAAAACACCCTGTTCTGTTCCATTTTTCAAATCACTTTATAACGTGGAACAAACGCGGAACAAGAAATACACTTTTTGACACACTTTTTAACCACCAATTTCGGCCTTTCCAGCGGTCGTTATTTTCCAATTCTTCCGCACTTTTTTGACCATCTTATCGGCCTTCAATTGGCTGAGTGTGCGGCTGACCTTTGACACCATCGGCTGACCGTTGCGGTCGTTCCAGCCGAGCAGCGCAGCCCATTCCCGCAGCGTTGCTTTGGGATTGGAATTGACCAGCGCCAGCAGGCGGTTTTCTTCCGATTCGGCCTGTTCTTCGAGCAATTCTGATTCGTTCATGTTTAGCGGCTTGGCAATAACCGAGGTGATCGGCGTGCCGAAATTAGTCTTTATGTCTGGAAAAACAAATATATCGAGCTTGATCTTGACTGGCTCAAAGTCGGCGCCGCGGATCTTGTTCTGCGACAGGCTGACCACGCCGCCGGAGTTCCAAGCGGTCAGGTTGCCGTCCAGCTCATTCAAGAATGCCGATCCACCACGCGGCAACAGCCCCTCTGCGCCCTCTACAGCGCGGTTTGGGTGACACAGCACCGCCACGGAAGGCAGACCTACCAACCGCGTTAATGAGCGCAGCTCAAGCGCCTGTGCGTAAGCCTGGGTATTGTCATTTTCCTCGTCGCCGGTAAAAAATGAGGTTTTGCCGTCCACCAGCACCAAATCAAAGCCGCCGACTGATTCCGACAATTCCATTAATTCCTCAAAATGCTGCGTAATGCTAAATGACCGGCTGATAAAGGTGACATTATTAAAGGCATCTGGCATAGACATGGAAACGCAGTAGGCTTTAATCCGTAGCCGAATATCCTCTGGATTCTCACCGGCCAAGTAGAGCACGCGGCCGACAACCGACTGGTGCCGGCCGAACGACTTACCGGCGCCAACGCACGCCGCCAGGCTAACGGCAATGGCGGTTTTACCGGCATTGCTCTTGCCGGTGATACCGTAGAGATAGCCACGCAGCAGCACGCCCTCGATGGTATATTCCGGCGGCTTGAACCCGGCAACAAAGGCTTCGCCGTTTTCTGCAATTAATTTTGGAGTTGATGCCTTTGAAGCAGATGCTTTTGCTGAACCGGCGCCTGGCGTTGGTCCGGCTTTACTAAAATTGCCGTCTGGCGTTGTTCTTTCCCAGCACCGATCCCAGTAGCGATCGCCCTTTCGTTGTTCTGTTGAGCTGCCGTGTTGCCAGCTCTCCAGCAGCTCGCGGGCTTCGTCCTTTTCAAACCCGCCGAGTTTCAACATTGACACCATGCTGAAATCCATCGCGCTGCCGGATTGATCGGCCAACCCTTCGGCAGAACCGGCATACCGGGCGGCAACCGCGGGCGAGCTGGTAAGGAAGTTCCAAAACCGATTATCCAAATCCCGACAGCGCACCATCTCGCGGATACCATCCATCGTATAGGTCGGCCCCCCTGAGAACAGCAGCCGCGCCAGCCGCGGCTCACTGGGATACCCCTTGCCAATCTTGGCGTCGTTCGGGTAATTCCATGTGCCAGGTAACCGCATCACGCGATCGCAATTGTGCGTTGTGGCGCCAGACCAGACCTTGCCTACCTGATCGTTCAATGCCTCATAACTGGCAAAGTCGCCATTTATTTGTAATGGATCTCGTAATTCAAAAAACGGTGAAATGCCGTTGCCGCTGTCAATTGCGTAAGTGGCCTTACCTTGCAATGCCGGCACTGTGTTGGATAGCAGGTAATCCCGCGCCTTATCGTAGCCACCATGCTTAAACACTTGTGGATCGCAGTCTGACCAAAAGCTGACTGCCTGTGTCATATCTGTTTTTGCGGCTTTCTTGTGGCGTTCTGGCGTGACGTTGACGGTGAAATACAAGTTCATGCGTAATCGAATGTTGAGATCCAACGCCCAATCTGCCGCCGCCTGGGATTCTTCCGGCATCATGAACCCTTTAGCGCGGATCGGCTCGGCCTTTCTCGGACAAATAGCCACCAGCAGCAAATTACCTGCTGGCCTGACGATCGCCAAACCTTGCGAAATAATCCCGGCAGATGGTGCCGCCGCTGTGTCAGTCATCATTATTTCCTCACTTTTTTAGATGCGGCGTTGTTCAATCCAACCATCTTAATTTTTTCTTGTGGCCAAACATCGCTATGCCTATACCATTTATTCCACTGGCCAACCCGTTGTTGGCGCATGGTCAGCGCCAGACCGGACCAGGACAAAGCATCGCCATCAATATCCTGTTGCACAAAAAACAGACCAACGTCGAGCCTACCTGCAATTGCAGAAAATGAAGCAACCGCACTGGCCTGGGCCCCACCGGAAAAGAACCGCGAAAGACTTAGGCGCCGCACAAAAAACGGTCCTAAAAAAACCGGCAGATCGGTTGTAATTCTATACTTCAAGCATTGCTCAAAATAATCGGCGGCATCCTTTACGCTGAAGGTGGCATAGTCCAGATCCTTTTTGACTTCGATCAAGCCCCACGGCGTATCGCCAAACAATAAACCGAAATCTGGCACGCTGCCGCCGTCAATTGTCGGATGCCTGCGAAACGGCAATTCCAGTTTCGTGAACCATAAGGTGAGCGCCTCTTGCAATTCGGCCTCACTGTCAAAATGCGGATTCATGAGTTCAATGGTTTATTTTTAAAATCTTCATATACAAGATCTATGAGATCGGCAGATATTTTTTTTGTTTGATCTTTTGTAAAACCTTGCTCAAACAAAGCAAAAGCAAAA